GACAATCGTCAGTGGTGTGTAGGCTATATTAAAGAAGGTACTACTGAAGAAATCATCTTTAGTAAACCTCTAAAGCAATTTTCGAAGTCATATAGAAAATTTAAAACTCTTGCCAGTGGAACTGGCACTTAGTCTACGAAACTTAGTTGCGAAGGTTCGATTCCTTCCAAGAGTACCACTTTATGGTGTGTGTAGCATAATGGTAGTGCCCAAGTTTGTGGAACTTGAAAGTGTGGGTTCGATCCCCATCATACACCCCAAATTAAATGAAGGATATTATATTATGAATAAATTGGAAGAACTACAGAAGAAGCGTGACGATTCAATAAAGGCAATTAATATTGCGCAAAAACGTATCGACGTCGATGGTATGAATGACACGGATCTTTCTCTTGCCTTTGACACATATAATACGCTTGTGCAGGATGCTTACGCTGCGAGAACTGAACTTGAAGATCATACTCATGCAGTTAATAATACCACACCAGACCGTCGCATCCGCGATAAGACTATTAACCGATTTGAAGTAATTGATGAAACCGGTAGAGTTATAGTTAAGTACGGAGTGAGTGTTGAGTTGTTATATCAAGACGATGGTCGTACACTTAAAGTAGTCTTAAGGGATATGAAATCATGAAAGTAAAAATTGGAAATTATCCAACACATAGGTTTTATCACAACTGGCTTTATCGTTGGTTTGATTACAGCCCACAACAGTCTATCAAAGTTAAGATAGACAAGTGGGACACTTGGAGCATGGATCATTCCTTAGCTCATATCATCCTTCCTATGCTTAAACAGCTTAAGGAAACTAATCATGGCTATCCTGCAGATTTAACTGAAGCTAAGTGGAATGACATTATGGATAAAATGATATACGCGTTTGAACATAAAGTCCGTGATGGTGATATGGTTGATACTGGTGATCAAAAGAAGATGCAAGAAGGGTTTAGGCTTTTCGGCAAGTATTATCAAAATCTTTGGGATTAAATAGAGATGTATGATATACCTTTATATATCATCGTCATGTAATGATATACATTTATATATCAAATAAATGTGTACATATCAAATAAATGTGTACAAGCTATGTACATATCTAGCAATATGTGTTATAATAGTCTTATCTTTTTATATAATGGAGTAATCGTGAATGTCTAATGAATTCTTATGGGTGGAAAAGTATCGCCCACAAACCATCTCTGATTGTATACTACCGAAATCTATCGATAGTGTATTCAGTGAAATCTTATCTACAGGTCAGTTGCCGAACATGTTGTTCAGTGGTACAGCTGGTGTAGGTAAAACAACTGTTGCCAAAGCACTCTGCAATGAACTTGAACTTGATTACATCATAATCAACGGATCTGAAGAAGGTAACATAGACACACTACGTGGCAAGATCAAACAGTTTGCTTCTAGTGTGTCACTGCAAGGCGGTTATAAGGTAGTAATTCTGGATGAGGCTGATTACCTTAATCCTCAATCAACCCAACCCGCTTTACGTGGCTTCATTGAAGAGTTCTCAAACAACTGTCGTTTCATAATGACATGTAACTTTAAGAACCGTATCATTGAGCCACTCCACTCACGTTGTTCTGTCTATGAGTTCGCTATCCCAAACAAAGAAAAGCCTGCAATCGCTGGTGCTTTCTTTAAGCGTACTATAGATATTCTTAATAAGGAAAACGTCACGTTCGATAAGCAAGTTCTAGCACAACTTGTTGAACGTTACTTTCCTGATTGGCGTCGTGTCTTAAATGAATTACAAAGGTATTCTGTTAGTGGTACTATTGATGCTGGTGTTCTAGTTAATCTAGGTGACAACAATGTTAAATCGTTAATGGATAAACTCAAAGGTAAAGACTTTAAAGGCATGCGTCAATGGGTTGTTAATAACATTGATACCGAACCGCATACAATCTTTCGTGCAGTATACGATAAAATGTCAGACCACCTGCAACCACATTCTATTCCACAAGTTATAATCATCCTTGCTGATTACCAGTATAAGAATGCATTTGTAGCTGATCATGAAATGAATATGGTAGCATGTCTGACAGAGATTATGGCTGGTGCGGAATGGCTTTAAGCTCCCACGGCCGTGCAGCCGATTGGTTTACTGGCTTCACCGCCTCCTCTTTTGATTTGCTTCATGCTGGTCACATTCTTATGCTTAAAGAAGCCTCTGAGCAATGTGATCACTTGATAGTTGGATTACATATTGATCCAAGTGTTGAGCGTCCTGAAAAGAATAAGCCAATTCAGAGCTTAGAAGAACGCATGATTCAACTTGAAGGTTGTAAATACGTAGACGAGATTCATACGTATACAACTGAAGCCGAACTAGAATCACTCCTTAATACTCTACCAATTGAAATTCGTATCATAGGCGAAGAGTATAAAGGTAAGGCTTTCACTGGCAGTCGTAATTGGTGGCATGAAACCTACTACAATAGCCGTGACCATGAATACTCTACTACGGAATTGCGCCAAAGGATTAATAATGAACCCGTTTGAATATTTAAATGCAATCAACAACACTAAAAAGAATGTGATGGTTGACGATCTAACTGAAAAAGGTTATAACGCCTTTATGGTTAACCGTTCGCTTTCTTACTTTCAAGACACAGTTCTTCTTGCAAACGAGATGAATAGGTACCACCACCTTGACTCAAAACTCCAGTTTTCTTTTTTGATAAATAGTGTTAGGAAAAAGAAACGTTTCGCCAAATGGGCTAAACCAACTAATCCTGATAACTTAGAAGTTGTTAAAGAATATTATGGCTATAGCAATGAAAAAGCACGCCAAGTTTTGACAATATTATCTGATCAACAAATTGAAGAATTAAAATTGAAGGTGTACAAAGGTGGAAGAAAGTAAACCCATAGAATGGACTCCAGCATTAATGCTAGAAGTTATTCTCAACGAACCAGACGATTTTCTAAAAGTACGGGAAACTCTAACACGGATCGGCGTGGCTTCACGTCATGATAACAAGCTGTTTCAGTCTTGTCATATCCTACATAAGCAAGGACGCTACTTCATAGTCCACTTTAAAGAGCTCTTCTTATTAGATGGGAAACCTTCTAATCTATTAGAAAACGATATTCATAGGCGCAATACGATTGCTACTCTATTAAGTGATTGGGGATTAGTTCAATTCTCTCTAGAGGAAGCTCTCACACGTGCACCGCTGAGACAAATCAAAGTAGTCTCATACAAAGAAAAATCTAAATGGGAATTGTGTCCGAAATATAATATCGGTAACAAATAGATCTTGTTGCTTATACCAAAAAGTTATAAGCTTAGATCAAACCATTCTAAAATAACAGTGTACAATCTCATCAATCTTTGATATAATAGTTATATAAATTGATGAGGTTAACACATGAAAAACAGTATAGTTATTAAGCAAATCGCTGAAGAGATCAAGGAAACTGTTCGTCCTTTAATGGAAAAATGGGTAACTGATCGTGTTAACTATCTTACTAACACAAGAACGTGGATGCATTCTGATGAAACTAAGCTAGCTATCGATGAACGCTATGAAAATCATAAGCTCATCGCAGGCAAATACTATATGCGTGGTGACGCTAGGCGCAGTCTTTATAATGAAATGGGTATCAACCAAGGTGATCAACAACTGATTGCTTATTATAGTGTTGATGATTGGCTAATCAAAGCTCAAAAAGAAGCTCTTCAAAAGCTTATGAAGATTGAAGTTGCTGTAGCAAAGAAGATCGACTTCGAAGTTAATAGCGTTGAAAAGCTATTTTGCCGAAACGGTCTAGACGGTTATATGGAAGGAGCTTGGAAATTAGATAATGGAAAAGTCTTCTCCTTTGAAACCTTTTATGCCGGTGGTCATAACATTCAATGCCTACATGTTCGCACTAAATACAAATTGAAATAAGGAATATATAATGAAAGAAAAAGTAATACTAACAGACTGTGACGGTGTTCTCGTTGATTGGGTTCACGGTTTTAAGAAGTGGATGAAATCAAAAGGCCACAAGCCAGTTGTTTCAGACACTTATGATATGGAAATCATGTTCGATATGACTCGAGCAGAAACTAAAAAGTTAGTAATAAGCTTTAATGAAAGCGCAGAGATGCGTTACCTATCACCACTACGTGATGCCATTAAATACGTACGTAAGTTGCACGAAGAACATGGTTATGTCTTCCGTTGCATTACAAGTATGAGCCTCAACCAAGCAGCCTACCGTTTACGGAAGCAAAACCTTGATCAGTTGTTCGGCCCTACTATCTTTGAAGAGCTGGTGTGTTTAGACACTGGTGCAGACAAAGACGAAGCCCTAGAACAATATCGCGATAGTGATATGTATTGGGTAGAAGATAAGCCACAGAATGCCGACCTTGGTGTTGCTCTTGGTTTACACAGTCTCTTGATCTCTCACTCTTTCAACGCCGACTATACTGGTGGTGCAAAGCGTGTACAGAACTGGAAAGAAATTTATAATATAATTACAGGATAAATTAAGCATGAAACTAGAAAACGAAATTAAAATCGTTCGTCTTGTCACAGGTGAAGAACTCTTATGTACAGTAACTTCTGACCCAATTACAGCAAAATACAATTTAACTGATGTTGCTATATTAATACCAACTGAAGCTAACTCTCTTGGCCTTGCACCATTCATGGGTTATTCTACTGCCTACCAAAATGAAGATGGCATGGATGTAAAAGAACAGTCTATTATGTTTATTGTTGATCCTGTTGACTCACTTAGGAAGCAATATCAAACGATGTTCTCTAAGATTCTTGCTCCAGCATCAAAGATCATTCTTTAATAAATAGATGTATAAACACAAATCAAGGGTACATACTGATGAAAGCTTTTCAGGAATTTCTAGACGAGGGTGTCAATGATCCTGCAATATTTAAAGCTATAATTTTAGCTGGTGGACCAGGCTCCGGAAAGTCTTTCGTTGTAGGTAAGACTGCTTTACAACCTCTTGGGTTTAAGCTTATCAACTCAGACATAGCGTTTGAGAAAGCGTTAGCTAAGGCTGGTCTTGAAGCAACACCTGAT